TAAATGAACTTATTACAAAGATACACAAAACTTAAAAAGTATAAACAAGCACCAGATCTAAGTGGTGATAAGTATCTTGAACACCTAGATTACATCATAAAGGCATCAACTCCTGTTAAGAACAAAGATTACTTTGATGGCAAAGATGGATATTCACCAGTTAAAGGAATTGATTATTTTGATGGGAAGAATGGTGTTGATGGAAAAGACGGTTATTCACCTATTAAAAATAAAGATTACTTTGATGGGAAAAATGGGAAAGATGGCCTCAATGGCAAGAATGGAGTTAATGGAAAAGATGGCAAGAATGGACTAGATGGGTTAAATGGAAAGTCGACTACAGTATCAATTACACCAAGACAAATTAGAGATAAACTAGAAGACCTTGAAGGTGAAGCAAGACTTGATGCCAGCGCAATTAAGAATATAGAATTATATGCTTCAAATAAAGTAATAACTACTACAAATGGTGGCACAACTGGTGGTGGTACATGGGGAACAATAACTGGAACATTATCAGCACAACTAGATTTGCAATCTGCTTTAGATGGAAAGTTATCGATTGAAACTGATCCTGTATTTATGGCATGGGATAAAGATTATGCCGACTTAACAAACAAACCTACGATACCAACCTTAACATGGGGTACTATTACAGGAACACTATCGACACAGACTGATCTAACAGAGTATATTGATAACAAGATATTAATTAATGATACAAGTGATAATATTAATGCAATAGTTTATGCAATAGCACTAGGATAAAAATATGAAAACATTAATAACAAACTATACATTCGATAAGGTTGCAAAGCAGGTAACATTTTCAGGATTAATAACAATAGAACTAGAGAGAGTATTCCTAATAACAGATGTTACAAATAACATCATTGTTTATAATTTTGCAGATGTTGCTAAAGGTGGAACTGTATCAGGAAATGTTTTAACATTAGACTTCAACACAAACACAGTTTCTTATTCAAACAGTGATAATCTACAGATCTTTTATGATCTTGAAGAAAAAGAGCAGGAGAATCAAGAGGTATTACTTAGAAGGATTGTCAAGTTACTAGAAAGTAACGCAGTTGTAGATTATGCCAATAGACAAAGAATTAAATTAGATGCTTTAGGTGGTGTTGAGGTAACCACTACTGTTCCTATAAGTGGAAACATAGGTGGAACTGTAGCAGTATCAGGTATTACTTCAGTAGGTGGTAATGATCCACGATATTCATTTATTGATGGGGCAAGAACATCATATGCAGTTATGAGACAAGGATTAGTATTTAGTTAATATTTTATATTTTTTAATATGGCAGTTGTTAATAACCTACGCAAACAGATAGATCAACCAATATGGGAATGGCTAAGATTTTTTCCTGCTGCAAACAGTGCTTTGTCTGAAATGACATTTATTGAAACGCCAGATAAAAGATATATGTACTTATTAGTAGCTTCTGCGTTTTGGAGATATGACACTTATTCTGATCTATGGCAATCTTTAGCAGCACCTGTAACAGCACCTCTATTAATACTTTCATTGAAATACTTGCCTTATGGAGAGTATTCAGGAAAGGTTATTTCGGCAACATCTACGACTATCACAGGAGCATTTTTACAAGGTCAAAAATTTGTTGGAGAGAAGCTAAGAATTACATCAGGTACAGGAGCAGGACAAGAGAGAACTATAACTGCACATGGTGATTCAGTTATTGCCGATCTAGGACAACCAACAACAGCAACAGCCTTAGCGATTACAGACACAACTAAGAAATGGGACATTAATCAATGGGTTGGATATACATTGAAGATTGTTACAGGAGCAGGAGTTACACAAAGAAGAAAAATTTTATACAATACAGCAACAGTTTTAACTGTATCAGATCCATTATGGCAACAGAACTCACCTTTAGAGGCAATTCCATTTTCTACAGCACCTACTACAGCTTCACAATATACAATAGAAAGTAACACCTTGACTGTAGCGACATGGGACACAACACCAGATACTTCGTCAAGATTCAGAATACTAACTGGACAAATAGGTTGTTTGTCAACAACGGCTTCTGCACCATTTCAGACATATCAAGTCTATGACATAGCACACGATATTTGGATTACAAAGAGTTGTCAACAAGGTTTGCTTTTAGCAGCAGGAGCAGTGGCTAATGATATTTCATTTCACAGGTTAGATGAAGGAGAGGCAGGTTCATATTTAACTGGAACAGCAACAGTAACAGGCTCATCTACGAGATCACTTGGAGATACAACAAAGACATGGGCTATAGATCAATGGGCAAATTATGAACTCTGGATAACTGGTGGAACATCAGTTGGCACAAGAGTAAGAATATTAGGAAACACAGACAAGATACTATATGTCGATGGAGCCATCGTCTCACCAGATGCAACCTCAACTTATAAGATCACTTCTCTCACTGCTTTAAATATCAACTCTGGTTGGGGAATTGCTTCAATGCTTGGGTATAATGCCGATGCCGATAACTGGACGCAATCCTTTATGTCTGATTATGGAATGGCTAATATATTGAGTGTAAGACTAAAAGGTCAACAGCCTATTTCCTGTACTGCAACAAGAGCTGTAAATGGAATAAAAACAATACTCTCTACACCTACAAATGGAGGTACAGGATATACAGTAGGTGATGTTTTAACTTGTAATCAAACTGGAACAGGCGGTTTGTTAATTGTAACTGGTACTGATAACAATGGTGTTGTTACAGGACTTAAAATACAAAAGTGTGGAACTAACTATGCAGTAGCTTCTGGAAGAACCACAACAGGTGGTACTGGGTCAGGTTGTACTTTTGAAATAACTGCGCTAGGAACGATTGGAACTATAACTACTTCAATTAATCACAACTTTCAAAAAGGTGATGTTCTTACCTTTGCAGGAGATGCTTTATGGGCCGCAGATTATACAGTATTAGGAGTAAGTGGACTTACAGTTGTTGATGTTGAAACAACTGCGGCTGGATCTGCCACAGGAGCAACAGCACAATCTGCAACTGTAATAGTTGATGCTTCAAAGTCATGGACGGTCAATGAACATGTCGGAAAAATAGTACAGCTTTCATTAACAGGACTTACAGGTACTAGTCAGTTTAGAAGAATAACAAGCAACACGGCAACAGCAATTACAATTTATGGAAGCAATATTACTCCAGCAGTAGAAGGTACCTCAAGGTATGTTATTTATAACGTTGATGCTTTTGGAAGAGCTGTACAAGAAAAAAATCCTGCAAGAACTAATACAGGATATGCTACAAGTGGATCAGGAACTACCTTAGTAGACTCAACAAAGACTTGGAGAGGCAATCAATGGTTAGGTTATAAAGTAAGAATAGTTTCTGGCTTGGGATATGATAAAAATGGAACTCTTGGAGGATTTATTATTACTTCAAATACTTCTAATACACTTGCGGTTTCGGGTGGTTATGGATTTGTACCAGATTCTACAACCAAATATATTATTGAAGATACATTTGGAATAGTAACCGCAATTACTAATACGACCAATGCAGTTGTAACAGATTCAACAAAAGCTTGGACAACTAACCAGTGGACTAACTTTAGGATTAGAATAACAGCTGGTGAAGGTGCAGGACAAGAGGCTACAATAACCTCTAACACAGCTACGGCTTTAACAATATCAGGTGTATTTGCAACTGTTCCTGTCATTAATTCTTCAACATATACAATACTAGGAGTGCCCGTAAGAGGTACAGGACATGAGTTGACTTGGGCTTCAAACTCAACTCGTGATGCAGGAAGATATATTTATTCTCCAAGAGGTGGGGCTTCAAATATTTGGGACAGATTTGATATTACCACTAACACTTGGGGTCTTACGTTTGTTATCGATCCAGACAGTGAAACATTTACAGTGGGTACAATGTATGCTTATGATGGCAGTGATAGGATATATATACAAAAGGATTCTACAGGAAGGTGTTTCTATCTTGATATAAATACTTATAAGTTAGAAGGTGCTGGAACAATGCCATATATTATTGGTACGGCTGGTATAGGAACTGCTGTAAATGGTAATAGAATGGAAATCTTAAAAACATCAGATGGACTAAAGTATCTATATGTGATGAAACATACAGGAGCAGCTTTGTCTGCAACTGGTGGCGGTACTGAAATGTTTAGGCAGTTAATATTGTATTAAATAGTTTTGACACAAAAAGCTTATGTTATATATGATTAGCTATTATTAAGATTCTGAAATGAATAAAGACCTAAAATCAATAAATGTAGAAGGTAAGATTATAAAAGAGAAAGGTGTTTGTAAGGTTATTCTTACCAAAGAGATTATAGATAGAGATGGTGAAATTATTTCTGTAGATGGACTAGACTTAACAAAATATGAGGCTAATCCAATAGTTTTATGGGGACACAGAATGGCAGATGGTGATGTTGAAGATGTAATGGGTAAAGCTGTAAATTTATCAAAAACAAAAGATGAAAATGGGATTAAAATGTGTACAGCCGATATACAGTTTGCAGACCACCCAAAGGCAGTATATCTAAAAGGAATGGTTGAAAAAGGTATTATAACCTCATTATCAATAGGATTTGGAGTTAAAGATGGAGGATATGACTTTGAAACTAAGACTATAAAGAATAGTGAATTATTTGAATTGTCTTTTGTTACTGTACCTGCAAATCCAGAGGCAAGAGTTCTTAATGCAGTTAAGAGTTTGAAATTGAACAATGAAGATGAAACAGAACTATTTAAAAAGTTAAATCTTTTTGAAGAAATACATGGGAAGATAAAACAATACAGAAAGTCTTTCATGTCAGATGAGTTTTGTAAGTTTATTAAATATGTAAAGACAGGTGATGAAGTAACTGATATTCAAAATATAGTTGCTAAGATAGAAGAACTACCAGAGAAAAAAGAAGAAGTAGCAGAGGTAGTAGTTGAAGAAAAACAAGATGCAAAAGAAGAAGCTAAGACTGATGAAATTTCTAAGATTGAAGAAGCTGTAGATCCAAAGGCTAATGAGACCCAAAAGCCACTTGAAACTCAAGGAGGAATTACAGTTGAAGAAGCTAAAGAAGTTTTTCAGGATTTATTAGCAAAGTTAGATTAATTATTTTTTATTAAATTACAATGGCAGACGCAATGGTATCAAAAGAGGATCTAAAAGAGATCGCTAATGAACTAGTAGCAAAACATGCTGAAACAGTCGCAAGACGAGAGAAAGCATTTAATGTTACTGGATCAGATGAAGATAAGGCTAAATTAAAGATGACAAATGACAGAGGTGAATTTGTTACATTTATGAAAGCTTTAACAGAGAATGACACGGCAGTATTGAAGAAATATGAGGCTGATAGAATGTCAGGAAACAAGGCATTATCGGAAGGTAGTTCAAGTGCAGGTGGTTACTTAGTACCTGTAGAATTTGAAAAAGAAGTTATCAGATTCTTAAACAACCATAATCAATTTAGAAAAGAGGCAACAGTTCTTCCAATGAACTCAAAGACTCTTAACCTAAATACTCTAACAACAGAGCCTACAGTTTATATAACTGGAGAAAATTCATTAATCACTGCATCAGATGTAGCATTTGGAGAACCAGTAATTACTCCTAAAAAATATGCTGCTATTCAAGTATGGTCAAGTGAATTATTAGAAGATTCAGAAGTTGATCTAATGGGATTAATCGCTGAAAGATTTGGTAAAGCAATTTCTAAGGCAGAACAAACTGAATTTATTTCAGGAACAACTGCAGGTTCAAAAGGTGTACTTAAAGCTACAGGAGTTACAGCTAACTTATTGTCAGCAACTGGCACTCTTTATAGTGCAATAACTTGGGACGAACTAGCAGGAATGATTGCAGCTCTTGATGAAGTAGATTTAGAGGAAAGTCAAAATGCTAAATTCATTATGAGTCCTTCAGTATTCAATGTACTTAGAAAGCAAAAGGCTTCAACTGGTGGAGAATATATGGTCTACAATGCACCTCAAGATGGTACAGTAGCACAAGCATGGGGAAGACCTATTGTCTTAATGAATCAAATGCCTTTACTATCTACAACTGCAACAGGATCTAAATTTGTTGCATTCTCAGACTGGAAGAAACATGCATTCATAGGCGACAGGAGAGGAATTACTGTTAAACTTCTTGAAGAAGGAACAGTAGGTTCTGATAACCTAGCAGAAAAAGATATGCAGGCTTTAAGAGTTACAAAGAGAACTGGATTTGTAACAGCTAATGAAACTGGTATCGTAACCTTAGCAACAAACTAAAATTGTTGTTTAACACTCAGTCCCATGCAAATGGGATTGGTGTTAGGTAATAACAAGGTTTATTAATTAGACAATCAATATGCTTATTACAGTCGCAGAGGCAAAATCATTCCTACAAATAACAGGTACTACTTATGACACATTAATCACTGGTTATTGTGGGTATATAACAGCAGAAATTAATTCATATTTAGGAAGAACACTTGAATCAGCTGTATATACTAATGAAGTATTAGAATATGAATCAGTTAATTTTGACTTAGATGAAAATGCTCCATTTGATCTAGCAGTTCCACAAAAGACTATCCAATTAAAGAATTATCCTGTAGCTACTGTAAGTGGTGTAGTACAGGCTTCTATTGCTTATGATGGTGTAGCACTTACTCCAGATGATGACTATAAAATAGATGTAAACAATGGGACTGTTTACCTTTATTCCAATCCTTCAGATTATCAAAGGAAGTTATTAGCAACCTATACTGCTGGTTACTCCACCATTCCAGATGACCTCAAATTAGTCGCTCTAATGGGTGTTAAAGACCTTTTTAGGTCAGGTGGGGTAACTGCACAAGGTGATCTTGATGTAACCTCTAAGAGTGTTGGTGACTTCTCAGTCAATTACTCACAAGTACAAAATACAAAGGCTTATCTTGAAGACAACAAAAATATTCTATCTAAATATATTAAAGTAGGTATATGAGTGTCATTTCTAGCTTTTATAACACAACCTTTAGTGTAAAAAGATATGCTAGTGTTTCAGGAACAAGAACAGATACACAGTCTGTAGTTTCTTCTGGAAATTCTGGTGTAATACGACCTGTTACTGAAAGAACTAAACTATTTAAAGAAGCCAACTTTGGTAAAGAATACAAACTATGGTGTGATAACACAGT